CTGTCGGCGGCCCTGTGCGGTCACGGCCTACAGGGCGCGCCCGCCTTGACCTTGTAGGCGTCGGCGGCGTTGAGCGCGTCAATCTGTGTCTTGATATCTTTGCCGTTAATAATGGCCTGTGCCGACAGATACAGGGCGCCCGCGGGCAATATCGCCTTAATGATGTTGAGCGCGTCCGTTTCATGTGCAAGCGGACTACCTAGACCAAATCGGACGCCTTGCCAATGCTTATTGCAACAAGCCTGTATAAACTCAAAAACACGTAAATAAGACGGATGGCAAAGCGGAAACATGAAGCGGGAAATGTTGGCGCGGGCGTTGGCGTCTTTTACCTTTAGGTCTAGCACGCTATAGTTGTTGTCGCCGCCGCGTTGAAGTGTTACGTTGAATACGTGCACGTTAACGCTATATCCCGCTTTCTGTAGGCCGCCGATATAGGCCGCTATCTGTGTAGAGGCCGCTTCCAATTGTGCCGCGCCGACGCTAGCAGAGGCGCACACGTCAACATAGACAGATATAACTCTGTTGTGCACGTTTACAACCTGTGTGTGCATGTTGCGCGGGCGGCCCGCAAGAACGGCGGGCACACAAGGACAAGCGCCCGCATAGAAAAGGCCGCGCGTCACTGTCGGCGCGCATGATTTGGCGCTATCAAATGCGGCCTTTACGGCGTTTATGTGCTTTGTGTAGCCATTTGAGAACAGGCCGACGGCGTCGGCGTAACTGTTGACGCCGTCGCCATACCATTGACGACCGTCGTCGTTATAGTCGCCGCCTGTCAACTTGCGCATAGTCTCTTCTTGAACGGCGTTAACCTTGCCCGCTTTGAAATCTTCACACATGCGCGTGCAGTCTTCAATCAGTGCCGTCTCATTTGCAAAGGCCGAAACTTGAATATTGAGCGCCTTTGTCTTGGTTGCCTGTAGTGTTATGTTTGTGTCTTGTCTCATTGTCTCTTGTCCTCTTCTCAGCATGCCAAAGCGTCAACGGCGGTATACATGGCGCGGGCGTATTTGTTGCCTTTGTCGTCCAATGCGTTATACAGGCGGCGGGCGTCTTCTTTGCAAAGGCCCTTGATAATTGCGGCCTGTACCAATAACGGCAAATTGTCGGTTACTGTCTCCATTACGGCGATATTCTGCAATGCTCTATAGCTACAAACGAAATCAAGAGCGCAAGCGGCGGCGGCGCGGCGCACGTCGTGCACATAGTCAACAAGGGCGGCATTGTTTCCAGTCTGTGCCATTTCAACGGCCCTGTTATAATCGACGCGCAAGGTCATAAAGCGGTCAAGCGTCGACGCGTCGATAGCGTTACGGCCTGTGTAGAGATTGTCGGCGCCGTTTCCGTAGGTATTGCCCGCGGCGATAACCTTGAAACTGTCGGCGGCCTTGACTACTTCCAAATTTGGAAAAGTGTATACGCGGTTAGCAATGGCGGTATTTATGGCAACAAGGGCGGCGGCGTCGCTTGCGTCCAATTCGTCGACGAACAACAGGGCGCCCTGTTTCATGGCCTTATACATAACGCCCTCTACGTAATGGCCGTTAGCGTCCATATATCCAGTGAGTTGCTCAGCGTATGTAACTTTAGGCACTGGATAATAGTTGCCCTGTTCGATTGAATAACCAAGAGCGTTAGCAATGACGCCCGCGGTGTAACTCTTGCCAGTGCCCGCGGGGCCGACAAGATAAACGCCTATGCCATTGTGAACGACGTTGAGAATAAAGTCAAAGTTGTCGCATTGTGCGCCGTCTACCTTGATAGCGGGCCTGTCTCCATTCTTTATAACTATCTCTCTAACACTGTCTTTAAGTGCGGCGCTTACATGCTCAGAAATGCGGGCGTCTATCTGCTCCATATCAACGCTACAAAGGCCGCTAAGTGCGCTCATTATATCCGACAGGGCGCGGGCCTTGTCTGTTGTCGCGGCGGCGTTGGCGGGCCTTGTCGGCGTCGTAGCGGGCGCGGGCCTGTCGGCGGGCGTCTCTTCTTCTGTTGTCGTAGCGGGCGCGGGCACTGTTGCGGGTGTTGTGCCGCTCACAATGAAATCAATAAAAGCGTTGAGGACGGCGGCGGCCTTTGCGTTGGCGGCGCTCATTGCTTTATACTGTTCAGTGCGGACAAATTCCCAAATTTTGGCGGTATTGGTAAAATTGTCTGTGTGTGCCGCGATTGTCTGCTCACATTCAACAAGGCGCTTGTTAGTTGCCTCATAGTGATACTTTTGTGCGGTTGCTCTTCTAAATGCGTTGAAATACTGTGCGCACTGTTCTGTTACTCTTCTCTTGTCTTCCATCTTGGAACCTACCTTTACTAGGCCTTGCGGCCTGTGTCGTTATCTACGGCGCCAACGGCGCCCACAAGAATACTACCACATGGCGCCGCTATTGGTCAATATTAAAAAACTATCAAAATGACAGAGTACACTTTTTTTATATTTATCGCGTGCATGTTGACCGCCTACAGGGCCGCAAAACAGGCCCAAAAACGGCAATTATTTGCCCTGTATAGAGTTAGAAAAACGCTATCAAAATGATATATAAATCATTACGCCATATAGAGTTAGAAACGTTCAACCTTCCGTCGGAAACAATTTGTTTTTGGCGTTGTAAATCATTATAATATAAGCATTTATCGCGGGCAATTCCCCTAAAAGGGGTCGCCGTAGGCCCTTCGTTTTTAGAGAATTGCGCACAGGCGCGCCGATGGTTCAAGACGTGTTGCAATAGGTCAAAAAAAACTCGCGGCCTACGGCCCGTTTTTTGCGTCTAGCGGGCAATTTTTTTGTTACTATAAACAGTAACAAAGGGCCTACAGGGCCGCCTGTGTGTTACTGATTTCAGTTACATGTTACCGCTTTTGATAACGCCGCGGGCCTTGTCGGCGGGCCGACCTGTGTCGGCGTCGGCATTGGCCTGTAGGCCTGTCTTGCCCGCGGGCGGGCCTGTGTGCCTGTAGGCCGTCGGCGGCGGCGTCGGCGGCGCGGTCAATCCGTCGCCCGCGTAGGTACTGTACGCGGCCCAGCAACCCCGCGTCGGGTGGGCGGCGCCCCGACATGTCTCAAATCGCCGTCGTTTTTTGGACGCAATAGTGGCAGAGCTTTGCTATCAAGGCTCTATCAGTATCACATAGGCCCTCAATGCCCTCCAAAACCCTCAAAACAGGGTCATTTTGGCAGTTTTGGTCAAACAGTTGCTCTACGGGCACCTCCAAAGCCCGTGCAATGAGGTAGGTGTTGTACCCGTCGGGAACGGCGTTTCGTTGTCGGCTCCGTTCCAGCGAACGACGGGCAAGGCCGCATTTTTCGGCGAGCGAGTATATGTTCAACCGGCGCCGTCGCATCAGCTCGTCGACATTTTGCCAGAAAAGGCGGCAGATTTCATCGTCGTGGGTCATACAGCTTCAACGCCTGCCGCCTCAGTTGCGGCGCCATTGTTTGAAAGAAGTCCACCTTTGACGAACGGTATCATTTCCGGGTGGACTTTCAACAAGAGGACGATTTCTTCGACGGCTGGGTTTTCTCCGACAAATCTCTGGGCGTTGGTGAGCGATGTCGCATCTCTACCGAAAACAAGAAAGTCGATGGAAACGTCGAAGGTAATCGAATAGCGATACAGAGCTTCGGAGGCGGGGAGCCTCTTTAGTCTGTAACTGTTGTCATAGGAGCTATAGGGGATATCGTGAGCGCGGAAGAATCCCTTTTTTGTGGTTGTCTTCTCTTCATTCATTTTACGCGCGAGGCACGCATGAAAGCGCGACCAGAATCCATCAATGTCTATAACCCCCTCGTTCTGTAAATTTCTAGTGTAAGCCATACTTCTAAAATAACCTATAAAGGTGCCTTCAATAAAGATTTTTTTGTGTAAATTCGGGTAATTTCGGGAAAATTGACGTAAATTCGGGAAATTTTCTCTTGACAGCGTCACCTTTTTGGGTTATTAGTAAAAAACGTAAAGCACCTAAAAAGGTGATTTGGGAGTTAGATGATGGGAGCTGAAAAGAGATTATTCACCGAAAGGGAAATGTCAGAACTGACAGGGAAATCCCGCAAGACGCTATTCAACTGGCGCAAGAGCGGCAAGGGGCCGTCCTATATCAAGGTCGGTAGAACCGTACTCTATCCGAGCGACAAATACGATGAATGGAGACGTGGGGAATGAGTGAGGAATCAAAGAGATTTGTCTGTCAGCAGTTTGAAGAGAAGATGTTCTATTCGATTTATGAGATAGCCGACATCTTCCATTGCTCGCCGAGCAAGATTCGGGCCGATGTCAACAAGGGCCTTCTGACGCCCATCAAAATCAAGCCGATGGTTTTCGCAAGGTCGGCAATCGACGAATACGCAAAAAACAGTATGGAGTTCATGCGTCTCAAGTATCAGACGTGAAGTTTTGTGCAGGGACGTAGTGTAACGGTAGCACAAGGGTTTTTGGTGCCTACAGAACAGGTTCGATTCCTGTCGTCCTTATAAACGGCATGTCGTCGGCATGTCGGGAATTGTAAGCCATACGACGGCGGAATTCAACGCATCCTTTTGTTCCTATGATTGTTGATTCCAACGCAGAGAGTTCCGCCGCCGTCTTTTTGAGGGAAGTGAGGTTTGAATGCAGGGTCTTAGACTTTATCAGACACAGGCAAGATTTTCTGTCAACAGACTGATGAATTCATCAAGACACCCCGTTCTTGTATTGCCCACAGGCACAGGCAAGACGAAGACCGCCGTGGGTATCATCGAGGACAGGGTCGCTCTCGGCGGCAGAGTCTATGTCCTTGTTCCGCAGATTGAGATTTTCACCCAATGGGTAAAAGACCTCAATGACGCGGGTCTGAATCCGGGCATGATTAGGGACGGCAAGGTCATGGGCGTCAACCGCAAGGTCTATGTCGTCATGCCTCTGACTCTGATAAACATGCTCGCGCATATCCCGCAGTCCATGTATCCCACCGAAATCATCACGGACGAATGCCATCACAGCGAGGCCCGCTCTTGGCAGGCGATATACGACTTCTTCCCGAAGGCGACGCGCCTCGGTCTGACGGCAACTCCGCAGAGAACCGACGGAATCCCGCTTTCGAACACTTATACCGACATCGTGTCTACAATCGACATGAAACAGGCAATCGAGGCAGGCTATCTTTCGAAGCCGCTCTGCATTGTGCCCGAAGAATACGCAATCGACGTTCCTGTCGTCGACGGAGACTATGACCCGAAGGCGCAGGCGAAACTCTTGGGCAAGCCCGAAATCATCGGCGACGTAATCGACCTCTACGGCAGAATCTTCGTCGGGAAGCCTGTAATCGTGGCCTGTTGCTCGTTTGAGCATGCACAGGAAATGACCGAGTCGTTCTGCAATGCGGGATGGAACTTCAAGCACATACATTCGAATCTGGCGCCCGCCGACAGGGCGGCAATCATCAAGGATGTCCGTAGCGGCGCAATCAACGGGGTGTGTACCGTTGGAATCGGAATCGAGGGCATGGATATCCCCGGTCTCTACGGTCTGATTTGGCTCAGACGCACGCTTTCCTTGACCATCTATCTGCAATTCTGCGGACGCGTGCTCCGACCCCTTGAGGGCAAGACACACGGAATCATCGTCGACCCCGTCGGCAACGTATTCATCCACGGACTGCCCGAACTGCACCGCACATGGAGTCTCGACGGCACGACGGAGCAGAAGGTCGAACACCCCATAATCTGCCCGGAATGCGGCACGGCAAATCCACAGAAAGCACACATCTGCACCGTCTGCGGTGCCATTATATGCGACAGTGAGCCGAGAAGGGAAGGAAAGAAACGCACTATCCCTTCCATGTACGATGGAAAACTTGTAGCCGTCGGAACGAATGACTACGAAGTGCAACAGGCGATAAGGAGCATGAAGGCACAGGCGGCCCGCATCAGAAAGGAGCGACAGGCAGGGACGCTCGAACCTCAAGTCCTTCCCAAATCCGAACGCATGAAGCTGTTCAGAGAGAACATGCTCAAGCCACAGAACAGGGAAAACTTCAAAGACGCAATCAAAATCCTCAAAGGAGACGTATAAATGAAGGAATTTACATTCGTAAATGACATTTTCCAAGGTCGCGGGGTAAAAATCGGCGCAAGCGAGGTGCCGGCTCTTTTCCCGAACCCGGAAAAGCCGACGGAGAGCGTTCTCGGCTTCGGCAAGACGGCTCTTACCGTATGGCAGGAGAAGGTCGGCGAGAAGTTGCCCGACAAGGCGGGCCTTGCCGCGGAAATGGGTCATTACCTTGAACCGAAAGCGATTGAGCTTTTCATTCGCGGGGTTTGGGGTGAAGACGTCGCAAGAGCATGGATGATAAAGAGGATGGACTTCGAAATGAAGGGCGGAAGCCCGGAAAGGGCACAGGCCTATCCGATTCTGTCCATGACGTCGTTTTCCGACGAAATATCCATTGTCCACCCCGACGGATTGCACCTTGCGGAAACGAACGGCCGTATTGTGAAGACCGATTGGGGATTCAACGTCGACACGCGCAAGGACTTCTTGATTGAAGCGAAGAGCGCGTCGTTCTTCTCCGCCAAGCGCGGCGACAGCGAGGTCAAGGGATACGACAAGGAAGACAAGACATGGCAGGGAATCCCGCTCAAGCACTTCTTCCAAATCCAGTTTCAGATGCTCAAGACAGGCGTCGACCTCGCATACCTCGTGCTTATCAGCAACACATCCAGTTTCGACGTGTGGGAAATCAAGGCCGACAGGAAAATCATGCGCGAAATCGACAACGTGACAAAGCTCTTCATGAAGCACGTCGTCGACCGCACCCCGCCGAAAGAGCTTGCAATCAACGTCGACGACATCAAGATTCTCTTTCCGACGGTCAGCGACGACTTCCTGCTCGTCAGCGGCGACGAGGAGAAGAACCTCAAGGAACTGGCTACACAGATGCGCTATGCCGCGGCACAGGAAAAGCTCTGGGCCGAGAAGAAGAAAGACCTGTCCGACGCCATTTCGGTACACCTCGGCGGATTCAAGGAAATCAAGGACTCAGAGGGAAATACGATTGCACGATGGACGGTTCAGAAGGGCACGGAATCCATGCCCGGAATCAAGACCATCAAGGTCGAGAATCCCGAAGTCTACAAATATCTGAACAGGAAGGGCCTTGTCTCTGTAGGACAGGGCAAGAGATATGTCACTGCGGTCTATGACGAGACCAAGAAGGAGAAAAAGGATGCAGAAAATTGATTATTCAGTAAGTGATTCGTTCTACGTGGACGTCACACCGAAAATGGCGGAAGAGTGGCTTGAGAACCACAACAAGCGCAACCGCACCGTAAGACAGAGGACTGTCGACGCCTATGCGAGAGATATGGCGGACGGCAGATGGGAACAGAACGGAGTACCTATCATCTTCGACAAGAAAGGCGTTCTGCTTGACGGACAGCACAGGCTGTGGGCAATCTTCGAGTCCGGCATTGCGGTCAAGCTCCTCGTCGTCACAGGAGCGGAGAGCGGCACATACATCGACTGCGGCGTCGGAAGAAACATGACGGACAGGCTTGTCATGGGCGGTATCTGCTCGAAGAAGGATGTAAGAGCCAACATGTATATACAGAGTGCCGCGTCGCTTGCAATCAGCGAAACAGTAGTGGCATACGCTTCGAAGAAGATTCCGATTGACCTCAAGCTCGACTGGATGAACTCGCGTCTCGATACACTCGAAAAGGTCGTCGCAATCATTCAGAAAGCAACGAAGACGACGAAGAACATCAAGTCCGGTTCCGTGATTCTGGCAATGGTGGCCGCGCTTGAGAGCGGCGCGGATTTGAAGAGCATCACAAGATGGTATTCCCTCGTCGCTTCCGACGTCTATGCGGAGGAAGAGGAATACGCCGCCGTCAAATTCAGAAGCTTTCTCAATCAGCTTCCGTCGCTTTCCGGCATATCAATCCGAGAGGACGTCTATCTGAGGGCACAGTGCTCAATCAGTAATTTCATCAAGAAGAATCCGAGCGGAAAGATTCAACCGAAGGCAATCTATGACACACCGAGAATCAAGGGAGTATGGAGATAAAAATGAGAGATTTCTGTCCTGTATGCAATACGAAACTTATCAAAAGCAAGGTCGGCGACGGCCTTCTCGCCTACGCTTGCGGCAACTGCAAGGTGAAGGGTGTCGGCCATGACGCGAACGAGGCTTGGTCAGACTTCTGCTCGAACCTCGGAGTCGTAGACCCCGAAGGCACAACCGTACTGGCGACGCCGGACACGGTCAACAGAGACGGCTTTTTGCAGTACGTCAACAACAATATCAGAGCATTCGCAAACAGGGCGTTTGCAAACATGTCGAAGAGCGCCGTCGAGAGACTTCTGACGGCGAATGCGAACTACATCACCTGTGAAAAGTCGCTTGAGCCGTTATGGTCGACGGAAGAGGGAAGACAGAGCCTTCTCGACTGCTTCAACGAGGCCCTGTCAATGGCGGCGGAGCTTCCGGCGTTGGGTTACATCATCGCTTTCGGCGGAACTGCAATGTTCATTCCGAGGGTCGAGGCCTATAGCAACATCCTCACCAACGGGGTGAATGCACCGTTCAAATGGGTGTCAATCGAGGCCGTCCATGAGCGCGACAAGGTCAAGTGCACGAAGGTCAACGGAGAGTTCTCTCTGACGTTCGAGAACATCGACATGTTCAACAGAGGCGACGTCGTGAGCGTTGCGGTCTACGGCTACAGCAACAAGCACGGCAAGGTAATCGGCGACGTCTATGAGGCCCGTCGTCTGCTTGAGAAGGGAACCGCATCGAGTTCGGCGTACAAGCAGTACAAGACCATGCTCGACAAGTGGGTCAAGGCCGAATCGGAAGGACGCGTATTCTCCGACAACAAAGGCGAATACTTCAACGACGTCAGATACAAGAAAGACGGCTCGACCTATGAGAAGAAGGTTTACAAGGCTGAAATCGTGAATCCGTATGATGGCCCACACAAAGAGGAAATGCTTAAAAAAGTCGCGGGCAAGTCATATCTAGGCCCGTTTCTCAAGGAAAGGCTTGGACATAACGTCGTCGAGGAAATGAATGCAATCACCGACGTCGACGTCGTCGAGGAACAGACTCCGGCGGAGAAATCCGTTGATTTGGCGAAGATGCAGGTGGTCGAAGAACAGGTCGTCGAGACAGCCGACGCAAATGAAGGAGAATCCGATGTCTGATATCAACAAAGTTTTTCTTATCGGTCGTCTTACCAAAGACTGCACCACAAGGCAGGTCGGGCAGAACACGGTGACGGAATTCTCCGTCGCCGTGAACAGAACCCGCAAGCAGGGAACCGAGTACGTCGAAGAGACTTCTTATATCGACGTGAGGCTGTGGAACGGAAACATTGCCGCATATCTACTCAAGGGCAAACAGGTCGGAATCGACGGCGAACTGCGGCAGGAGCGATGGGAGAAGGACGGGGTGTCCAACTCGAAGGTCATTGTCGTCGCGAACAACGTGAAACTGCTTGGCGGCGACGTCGCGAAGCCGGCTCCGGCACAGGCTCCGAAGTATACCACCCCGTCATATCCGGCGGCAGGTGGCCCGGAGGAATTCGACGACGGCGGTGATATCCCGTTCTGAGAGGTGACTGATGATTTACGAGCTATTGCTTGAAGCCAAAGACCACACATTGACGAGGGCGGAACTTGAGAGACTTACAGGTCTCTGCGACAGGACGAACAGGGAAATCATTGCCGAAGAGCGCAAGAAGCACATAATCCTGTCGTCGTCACAGAAGAAGGGTTATTATCTCCCGAAAACGAGAGACGAGATAATCACATTCATCGAAGAGGAGAAGAACCGCATCAAGAATCTTGAGCTTTCATTGAAGGCGGCAAAGAAAGAGCTTAAACGGCTCGACACGAGGGTTCAGCCCGACCTCATAGGGGAGATTGTAGTAGATGTCAATTAAAAGAAAAGAGCTTATAGTCGGCGACCTGTATCAGTTATACGGCAGGGAAATCGCCAAATTCTTGGGATTCGACAAGGTAAGCACGAAGGCCGTGTTTCAAACGGCGGACGGCGAAAAGAAAATCGTGTGCATGGATTGTGTGTATAAGCATGTGGGAAAGGAGAAGCCGAATGAGGAATAAAAAGAAAGAGGAGAACTTACTTCTCCCCTTCCTGTTTGACGGCCTTTGTAAGACGCGCTGTTATCCAGTTGTTCATAGACCTTCCGCCGTCGGCGTCGGCGCATTTACGAATGCTTTCGCGGAGTTTAATCGGTATATGGATGGTCAGCATACACATAGGCTCTTCACTCTTTTTTCTAGGCATAAACACCTCCGAATTAAGAATAACACGCTGTCACCAAACTGTCAACATGATAGAAAAATGACATCAAATTGAGAAATACAAGGTAGGTTTAAGATGGCAAAACCCAGATATGGAAAGATTTATGAGACGACGTGGCGCGACGCACAGTTCAAGCGTCTGTCGGATAAATCCAAGCTGGTATATTTCTTTCTGCTCTCCTGTAACGAGGGCAACTGCATCGGTCTTTTCAGAATCGGGATGGGTTCGATTGACGACCATCTGGGATTCGGCGAGAAGGTGATTAGGGAATCCCTCGACGAGCTGAGAAAGGCTGAAATGGTCGAGTATGAGGACGGATTCGTCTTCATTCCGAAGTTCCTCAAGTGGAATTCGTTCGAAAGTCCGAACGCGGCGACGAACGGAGCGGACACTTTGAACGACTTGTTGGAGTACGATGCGCCGCCGACGAGATTCGTCGCAGATTTATGGGAGCGTTCAAAGTCTTATCTCGGAAAGTTTTACGACCATTTCAAGTACAGAGTCAATGAAGACCTTATCAAGCCTTATATAACCGCTCCACAGACCGAAGGCAAGCCCTTGACAAGCCCTACCGAAGCCCTTGGCAAGCCCTTGGCAAGGGATACCGAAGAAGTAAGAAGTGAGAAGTTAGAAGTAAGAAGTGAGAAGTTAAAAGAAAAAGAATCTAAAGAAAAAGATTTTGACCTTTTCGACAACCCTTCCAAAGAGGTCGGTTATGCGGATGTGCAGGCGCTCTATAACAAGGTCTGCAAATCCCTTCCGAAATGCACTTCTCTCTCCGACAAGAGACGCAAGGCGATTGATGCCTGTGTCAAGGAATTCGGATTCGACAGGATAGGCGAGGCCTTCGCTCTCGCGGAACAGTCCGACTTCCTTTCGGGCCGCAACGGCGGATGGAACGGGTGCGGGTTCGACTGGCTTTTGGTGAAGGGTAATATGCTCAAGGTTCTTGAAGGGTATTACAAGAACCGCAAGGGGCAGAAACCGGGTACGGGGTCGAAGACGAACTTCCAGACAATGAGGGATTCCGACTTCGACGGTGTCGAGAGCGGTTCTGATATTTCGATTTGAGAAGGAGTGCACAATGAAGGAAGTCGAGGGAAAGGTCGTCGAGATTATCGGCGAGGAAGAAGGATTGCAGAAGGTTCTCGTCAGATGCGAGAGACATGGTGAAAATGAGTTTCTTCACAGGTTTGGATATTTGTTCAGCAGTTGGAAGCTCCCTAAACTCAGCGTAGGGGAAACCTATTGTCCGTTCTGCATACAGGAGCAGATGGACGAGGAAAAACGGGAAATGAACAGGAGAATATACCGCATGGCATATCTTGAGAAGGTCAACATCCCGAAGATGTACCTTGAAGCGAGAATCGACGACGAGCCGAGAAACGCCGGACAGGCGAGATATGTCGAGAAAATCCGTCGGTTCATGGACGACCCGACGAAAATCTCCTTCGTCGCAATCGGCAACGCCGGAACAGGTAAGACATATTACGCCTGTGCTATGGTCAACGAGCTGAATGACACTATCAACGTCTGCGAAGAGATAACTCCCGTCGCCTATTATGCGACGCAGGCGGAGATATGCGCGGACTTCAAGGCGACGTACGGGAACGACAAGACCGAGCAGGAAGTGATGATGCAGTACATGTCGTACAGGGTTCTCGTTATCGACGAGCTTGCCGGCGCCGGATGGTCTGAGAATACGCAGTCGATAATGACGCAGATGATTACGAAAAGAGCCGACAACGGACTCAAGACGTTCGTAATCTGCAACCGCTCAAGCTCCGGCTTCAAGGAACTGTTCAACGACCCCGTCATTTCAAGGCTCCTCGGCGCCAACTGCTCGATAAGCTGTAACATGACGGGCGAGGACTGGCGGAACGCCAAAGTCGATGAATCTGTTAAAAATATATCAAAGTGATATAACTTATGCCTTGACAATCACCTTTAAAGGTGAGAGAATTAAGAATGAAAACCAAGAAGAGGTGTTTATGAAAAAACTGGGAATCAAGGACGCATTGGTCGACGTCCTGCGCATATCCGTCTGGATTCTGATTCTGGCCGATATGCTCATGCTGACCTTGGTCGTCGTCGGATTCATAAAGATGCCAATTACGCCACTCGTCGTGATAGGTGATTTTCTGATACTTGTCCGGCTCTTGCTCGGATTCGGGGAGTAAGGCAATGGCAGATAGGACTTACGGAAACAGGGAGAAGCGCCTCCCACAGAAGAAGAAAAGGACAAGAAACGCGAACATGGGTTGGGCGAAGACGATGATTCGCAAGTCGAATCAGAAAATCGAGTCCGACGACCCGATAGAGCTTGCCCACAACCGCGGATTCTGCGCCGGAATCAGATATGCCGTGTCGGCGGCGGGATTCAAGTACGCTTTCGACGAGGAACGTCATTTATACGACGTCACCGGCAGGAGAGACGACTGATGGGCGTAAGATGTCCGATATGCGGCGGCAATAGGACTGAGCAGTACGGCGTTGTCATTGTGTGCCGCTCATGCCATTGCGAGACAAGACCGGGCGGCGTACTGCTCGGCGACAAAATCAAGGAGAAGGTTGACGAAAAATGCCAGCAAGTGACATTACAGGGCCGAAAGGCGAATTGAAGGAATTCGGGTTCAAGCCCGGCGTCGGAATGATATACGTCGACGAACGCGGCAACAAGTTCGTGAGAAATCAATATATCCGCCGTGGAAGAACACGTGAGCAGAACATTACTGACGCCGGCATGGGCCGACCGCACATGTCCAAGAAGGCTCGATTGAAGCTCAAGAAACAGTACGAAGAGTATGAAAGACAGCGCAAGGAGCAACACGATGCAGAACAGTAGGCCGGACTACGGGGAAACGACAGGACTTCTTTATGACCTTGCCATGCAGAAGTATGGAATAGCGGCACAGACCGTCGTGCTTTGCGAGGAGTGCTCCGAGGTGATAAAGGCCGCGTCGAAACTTCTGAGATACGGCAAACAGGGCAGGCAGGATTTGGTCGAGGCATTCGCGGAGGAGATTGCCGACGCCGAGATTATGATGGAACAGCTTGAAAGGTATTACGGCATAGAACGTGATACGATTGAACAGTACAAGTTCGCGAAGAGGTGTCGCCTCAAGACCTCCATTGACGGCGACTCAAACGGAGTCCCAGATGGCGAAACAAAAGAAGATTGAAGACGACGGTAATGAGTTGTCGGCCATAAAGGAAATCAGAGCGGCGGTAGTGCATGAGTGCTTTGTCCGCCGACATGACGGCACCTGTCTGAGAGGCAAGTGCCTCAGAAATGAGCAGATGCGGGAGCTTTGTCTTCCCGACGAATCCGACGCCTTGCTCACCGACGAAGAGATGAAAGGAAAAGCCGTGGCTATGGGTTTGATGAAGTTGGAGAAACTTCCGCCCGAAGCCAAGACCATAGATTGACCTTAATTTTGTATTTCTCCATGCCCCAAGTTACGACTTGGGGCCTTTTTTTTCAGTAAATATTGCCTCCGCGGCTGAGTACGCGGCGTTTGGCGATTTTGTGCTGTTGGGTTTCGACGGCCACGGTCTTGACCGCCTTGGTGAACTTGGCCTCGATGTCGTCGTAATCCTTCGCCTTGAACCTGTAGGCTCCGATAAGATACCACATTGCGCGGTTGTATACGTTCAAGTCCAAGAATTCGTTTCTTTTGCGGTGAGGCGACCACCATCCTTTCTTGTGTTTGGAATCCGGCGGCATGTAATCTTCTGCCGTAAGTTGCTTGAAAGTCTCCTCGTCGTAGTCGGCGGGGAACTTGAGGATGTTCTGCTTCGTGCGGGCCACGTTGTCCTCTTCATTGAGGTCTTTGTAGATTTGGGTCTTGAGGACGGATACGCCGACGTCGATGAACATGAACACGCCGTCCTTTCGTTTCTTGTTCTTCGAGAGCTGTTTCTGCCCGCGCTGGCCGGGCCTGTCGAGCTTGAACGGGGTTATGATGTCGTCGATTGTGTCGCGGCCACGAACCTGTGTCAGTCTGTATTCGCCTTTCAAGCCGCGGGCTTCCTCAAGCCTGCAATAACTCTGCCAGAACGAGTTCACGACCGACGTGTTGTATGAGCGGTCGATTGCATTCTGGACGGTTCTGAGAACCACGCCGTCGCGTCTGATGAACTGTCCGTCGAGAATCGTCGTTTGGAACTCCGTCCAGCATTTCGAGTTCAAATCGTCGGTCTTGACGTCCTGTTCGCAGAAGAACTTGTAGACCGCAATCGACTTACTTCTTCCGTTTCGACACCATCCTTTCAGCTCCGTCTCAAGTCTGTTCTCCTGCACGTCGGTCGCCGACGTCAAGAAAATCACGTCCTCCGGGATTTCCCCGGAGATGTAGTCGCTTCCGCGGGATTCGTTGTATAGACGCTCCCATGACGGGGTGTCGGAGTATTCCTCATACGGCTGTGCGAGCACGGAGTTGTAGAATGCGGTGAGCTTTGCAGTGTCGCGGTCTTTCGACGCCTTGAGATATGTCTCCATCGCACCTTTCCAAGACTGCCAGCCTACGGGGGCATAAAGCCCGGAAATCCAGAAACCGACCTTGTTCTTGGGAGTCGGATTCGGATTCGTCGGCCTCCATTCGCCGCGCGGCAACATGTATTCCTTGTCGTAGTCGTGGATGTGGTAGTCGCAGTTCTCGCACAGCATGTAGACGTCGGTGACAAGCAGGCCCGTCGCCTCGTATCTGAACCGCTGGAAGTCTATCAACTGCATGTGGCCGCAATGGGGGCAGGGCACGAAGTATTTGCGCATGTCCGTCAGCTCATATTCAGTCTTGATTCTCGATGATTTGTTGGTCGTCGTCGACGACATGTAAATCTTGTATCTCGAACCGAAGCTGGAAACACGGTCTTTTGCGAGTTCGTAGACATCGCCCTTGCCGTTCAAGTCCTTCGGCATGGCGTCGGCCTCGTCGATATAGATGTAGCGTCTCGGATTCGAAATCCACGCCGCAGGCGCCTCGCCGGATGCGAACGAGATGTCGCCGCCGGGAAAATCCTTGAAATTCAAGGTGTCGCCGGAGCGGCCCGCCCTCTGTGCGAAGATTCGTTCGCGTATCATCGGATTTGCGTCGACAATCGGGTCGAACCTGTTCTGAATCATCTTGCGCATCTCTTCGGTGTTGGAGAATCCGAAAAGGATTCCGGCGGGAGCGTTGACGATGTTGAACATTATCGAGTTGAAGATGCTCTGTGTCTTTCCCAACTGGGTGCCCGACCAGACGATAATCTCGTTTATCGGGTTTTCGGGATGCAGGCAATCCATGATTTCGCGGAGATACGGAGTCCTGTCGATTCTGAACGGGCCGGGTTCCGCAGTCACTTTCGGCGGCAGTATTATATTCTGTTCCGCCCATTCGGTGATGCTTATGTCGGGTACCGGCTTGAGGGCGCTGAGAAAAAGCTCGCGGAGTTTGGCCGAAGACTCGTCGAAAAGCGGATAGATGGCCTCAAGGGCCTGTAGGTCACTTGCGTTTGCGCTTCGCCTTGTCATTTCTACGGGCAATCTCCTTGAAATCCTTTTCGAAATTTGTCTGAATCTCCGAAAGAACGGCCTTTGACGCGTCTAACAGGCATTTCGACACAACCGTGTCAATCGTATCCTCACTGTCCTCGTTCCATTCCTTTACGAGAGTCTTGATTCTCGCGACGAGAACGCCGGTGTTCCTTGACGGAATGGCCATAACCCCGTCGCGTAGCGAGACGAGCAGATTGTAGAACAGAGCCACAGCTCCTTCGAACGGTATGAGTTCCTGTACTTCCTGTAGATACTTGAGCTGATTGCGCTCGGCGTCGATTTTGACTTTTTTCGTCGCATACCACTGGTATGTGTAAGGCTCGGCCTTGATTCTTTCGTCCGGCGCGAAGGACTTGACGTTTTCCGGGGTGAACCCGTCGACGTCGTCGGGAACGTCGGGAATGTCGCCGAACGAATCGCGCACTGCCTGCGGGTCGGGCTTGCGCGGTTTCTTGTTGGCCGCACGGCCCGTTCCGGCCAGATGGTCGGTTCTGTTGGCCTCCCAGCGGTTCTTGTTCTCGTCCCAGTCGATAAGAAAATATCCCTGTGAGTTCTTGACTTCGGAAAGGGCGATGCGGCCCGATTTGACGGCACGGTTGACTTGGGAGATGTTCACCCCGACGCGCCGCGCGAATTCCGTCTGCGTCACGTATTCGTGTTCTTGCTTTTTCTTTTTCTCAGTTCCCATCAGACAGTCCAAAAAGCACGTCGATTTCGTAGACATTGTCGTCTGCGCCGGTGAACGTCATGCCCTGCCACTCGTCGTTCATCGAATTGACGGCCTCATTGAATTCGTTGTTGTTCATCCGACAACCTTTGGAGCGGATATAAGAAGCCGTTTCCTCTACCCCGTAGGCCACAACTGACGTCCCCTGTGACAGATTGTGTATGATGAATGGTCTCTTTTTCCGCATTACGCTGTAATAATAACACCCGTTTTTGCAACATTTCAAGGGGATAAATCCATATTGAAAAAGAAATAGGAATTAAAACACACGCAAAGTTGGCTTTTGCGACAAATTGTGTAGAATGATAGTGTAATGACATACGAACAGGCAAAAGCCAGAAAGGCAAAACTCGAAGCAAGACTCGAACACCTTGAAGCCGCCTACGTGAGGACGACTGACCTCGGACAGGTTTTCTCTCAGACGGACGGCGACGCCCGTAACGAAATCGAGAGAATCGACTTCACAAAACTTGCGAACGAGATGCGCAAAATCGAGTCGGAGTTGGCAAAAATCGACGACTTGATTGCCAAGTACGAAGGCCGAATCGTCGCACATAAGCGTTACGTGAAAATGAGAGGAGTCTGACATCGTGGCCTATCCGAAAGCGAGACTTGAAAGCGTATATACTCCGACGTCGAGAAGCAAACAGGTGATGAACTATCACCCCGACTTTCTCGACAACCTAAATTTCTACGTCGGGTACGAAGTAGACCAGAGCCAAGACACCGGCCTCGGCCTGCTTGCAGACAATCCGATTGGAAGCGGCATAATCAAGACCCTCGTCGACGGGACAATCGGTAACGGCCTCGACATCGAGACCGCCGTCATGGAAGACCTTCTTCCCGGCGTTCCGACCGATGTTATCGACAAGTTCCGCAAGACCGTCGAGGCAATGTGGCGCGTTTATTCGCGCAGTGCCGCGATGTGCGACTTCTACGGCGAGATGAACCTCGCTCAGATGGAAAGGCTCGCACTTCTCATGGGCGCCGCGGAAGGCGACTGTCTTGAGCATATCGGCATAGCCGACGTCGACGGCCTGTATCTTCCAAGAATCCAGATTATCTCCGGGCGCCTTGTCTCGTCTCCGTTCTATTGCGACACGGAGAGCATCGTGGCAGGCGTCGAGCGCGACAGACATGGCCGTACCGTCGCATACCATGTAGCACAGGTCTCGCCGACCGAGGCTATGGCGGAGAAGTGGGTCAGAAGGCCGCGCCATTCCAAGACGGGACGTCTGATGTTCAACCTTATCAAGTTCAACGAGATAGAGGCAGGACTGGTACGCGGACGCTCGATTTTCAACCCCGTCAAGGAGCTGATTATCCAGACAGGCAGATTCACCGAGGCGGAAGTGACGAAGGCAATCATACAGGCCTGCATCACGCTGTTCATCGAGAAATCCGACGAGACAATCGAAGACCCCGTCGACGGCGGACTGACCGCAATCGAGGATTCGAGAGTCACAGACCCGCAGACCTCGACGCCGGAAGGTGCTCCCGACGACCCGATTACACTGGCTCCGGGTGCCGCATACGACCTTTCACCGGGCGAGAAGGCACACCTTGCAGAGTCGACGGCTCCCGTCGCCGAATTCAAGGAGTTCATGGAGGGCCTGCTGAAAATCGTCGGAACCGCCGTCGGTATCCCGTATGAGGTGCTTCTCAAGTGCTTCAACAGCAACTACAGCGCCTCAAGGGCCGCCATACAGGACGCCGCTAGGGCGTGGGGAATCTGGCGCGACGAGTTCGCCGCCAAGTTCCTCAAGCCGATTTACACCCAGTTCGTGTACTGTCTGGTCAAGCAGGGTCTCGTCGAGGCTCCGGGTTATCTCGACGGCAACCCGTTCGTCAAGGCCGCATGGGAAGGCGTCGTATGGCATGGGCCTGCAATCCTCGACATCGACCCGATTAAGAGCGTGACGGCTTCCAAGCTTGCAATCGACGCCGGCCTCTCTACGCACGAAATCGAGGCCCGCAAGCTTTACGGAAACGACTTCGACGCCAATATCAAGCGCCTCGGCGAGGAGCTGAGAATGTTCGAAGAGAACGGGGTAAACCCCGAAACCGGCGGAAGCGCCGGTAACACGGACAACACCAAGGAGGAGAACAACGATGGCACGGAGAATTAACTCCACGGATATATGGCTCATTGACAGCATGGAGCGGGTCGATTCTCTCATGGAGCGCATGGAGATAGCCCAGAAGCATGTCGAAGAGGCCAAGAACGGCAATTATGACACCGAATACTGGTCAAGATATGTAAATTTCGGTTTTCCCGCCGACGTATTCTCGATGAACGACAAGGACAGGTTCGGAATCATCAGCGTTAATGACGAGCTTTTCGACCTTCCGTCATGGTTCGGCACGGACTACAGGACACTCTCAAGGGCACTTGAGAACCTTGAGGAGAATCCGAAGTGCGATTTCATCATTCTGAGCATCAACTCACCCGGCGGCATGATGTCGGGACTGTTTGAGTTCTGCAATGAAATCCGCAACTGCTCCAAGCCGGTCTATGCCTACGTCGGAAACTGGGCATGTTCCGCCGCCTATGCGATTGCCGTCTCATGCAAGGCAATCTACGCGACGCCAAGCAGTGAGGTCGGTTCCGTCGGCGCAATCTACCACATCACCGACATGAGCCAGTATTACAAGAAACTCGGAATCGAGGAAATTACAATCGCCGCCAAGAACAGCGAGAAGAAGCACCTCAACGTCAATTCCGAGGAGGGAAGAAAGACCTTGCAGGCCCGCATTGACAAGGCCGAGAGCTTCCTTATCGACCATATTTCAAAATGCCGGGGTGTCACCCCGGATGATGTGCTCGCCAACTTCGGACACGGCGACGTCTTCTATTCCTCAGACGCTATCGACAGAGGAATGGTCGACTATCTGGTGGCTGGACTCGACGAGTGCGTCGATAAAATCAAGAACCCCGGTTCTGCGGCAACAGAGAGTGCTTCTCTCGAAGCAGACAAGGGAAACAGAGAGGTGAGTTTGATGACAGTTGAAGAACTCAAAGCACAGTACCCCGACCTCTGTGAACAGCTTGAAGCATCTGCATCCGCAGAGGCGGTAGAGGCCGCCCGCGCCGACGAGCAGTCCCGTGTGGACGAAGCAGTCGCCGCCGAGCTTTCCAGAAGGAAGGAGATTGAGGCCTACGCCAGTGTCGACGACGCCGAGTTCAAGGCATTCGTCGAGAAGGCTATCGAAGACAAGACCTCAGTAGCGGACTTCAAGGTTGAAGCCGCAGGAATGCTTCTCACAATCATGGGAAAGCAGAAAGCAAAGGCTGTCGCCCAGCAGGGTGACAAGGACGATGTCAACGACGAAATCGACGAGTATTTCAAGGGTGAGGCCGAGGAAACCGCAAAGATGGCAGTCGAGACAAAGGGCCGCGAACAGAACGGAAAAGAAGACGTTGATGCTTTTTACGATTCAGAAATCGGGAAACTCAGCTTCGAAGAATAAAGTGTTGGAGGTAAAGTAATTATGGCAAACACTGAAAAACTTACTGTAACCCCTTCTAAGATTTTCCTCCATGTGGTCGAGAGCATTTCAAAGGTGTTCGCCACCGATGCCACCTATGGAGATGAACTGGAAGCGGGTGTGATTGTCGCTCTGAATAAGGACGGCAAGCTCGCAATCTGGAATCCGAACCTTGACACAACTGCCGAGGGCGCGGACGCAAATCTCGTCAACCCGTACGGAATCCTCATGGAAGGCGCTGACGCTTCCGCGGCTGACGTGTCACTCAATGTCCTTCTCGCCGGAGTTGTCGACCAGTCAAAGCTCATTTCCCTTGTCGCCGGCACCACTGTCGCACAGGGGTATGATGGTCTCCGCATGAGAAACATCATTTGCAAGGAGGTAATCTGATATGGCTACAATCTTTGAGCAGGCATATACCGTAGGAATGAGAAAGTTCCTCCAGAGATTCAAGAAGGAACAGCCCATCTTCTCATTCTTCAAAGACTTTGTCTTTGGTGGAAGTCCCATCTTCTCGACAACCGAGGAGATTCTGACCCAGTATCAAGTCCGCGGCGTCGACATTCTCGACGACACATTCCGCGGCGGTTCCGCAAAGGAGTTCGCCGGTGTTGACGGCTTCACCAACAAGAAGTACACACCTGCATACTTCTTCTATGGCACCAACCTCAACAGGGCCGACTTCCAGAAGTGCGTATTCGGCGAAGACCCGGCAAGACCGCTCTCACCGAAGGCAAGACTGAGCGCCGTCGCCGCACAGAAGGCATGGTACATCAGAAACTCCTACAAGGCCACCATCGAGAAGATGTGTGCCGACGTCCTCTTCGACGGAAAGATTACCCCGAAGGGAAATGCCGCAGGCGACATCGTGTTCCTTGAGAACGGAACAGAGTTCCCCGTCACAGGAAACATCAAGGCCGAGCAAACAATGTGGACTTCCTCAACCGACATCTATGCCAGACTGACCGCTCTGACCACAGAGCAGTTCGAGAAGTCCGGCGCATATCCGACACATCTGATTTGCGGTACCACAATCATGGAAATGATTCAGAATGACACCAAGATTCAGAAGCTTCTCGACAACAGACGCATGTTCGTCGGCGAAATCTCAATCAGACCGGGCCAGTACGACGGTGTCGCAGAGGTCGGCGAGATTGCACTCCCGAACGGCTGCATCCTCAAGCTCGTCACATACGTCGGCTTCTACAAGGACGGAAGCGGAAACAACGCCGCTTACATGCCCACCAATAAGATTCTCCTTGTCTCCAAGGGAATCGGCCAGATGGGCTATGCCGCTCTTGAGGGAATCGACAACGATGGCAACGCAACTCTCGTTCCGGGCGAGGAGTATGTCTCCATGTCCAGAAACGACGACATCCCCGTCGTCCATTCAATCAAGTATCAGAGCGCACCGCTTCCGATGCCTCAGAAGCTTGACGGATGGCTCGCTGTTCAGGTTCTTTCTTGACAAGGTTCTGAGAGGCGGCAATGTTCGAGTATCCCGAACTGATGGATAACATCGCAGGAGGAGAGACCTCTATTCCGGCGACGCTGATTTACAACGGCGTCGAATACGGGGTCTCCGGCGAGTTCTCGCACAGGTGGAAGCGCAAGGAAGTCGACGGACAGTTGACGACCGACCTTCCGCTTGAGACCGTCACCTTCATGATGCCCGCATCACAGATACCCGACATCGCCGCCAGAAGGAACTACGTCGAGTTCCAGTTCGTAATTGAAGCAGTCCAGTACAGTGTCAGATACGCGACCGGCACAGACCCCGTCACGTTCTACCTCGTAATTCCGGCGGAGACCATTCTTGTCCCGCCGGCCGACGACGAGGATGAACCGCAGGACGAAGCTGGCGACGAGGACGACGACGGAATCGGGGGTATCGTCTGATGGCGACAATGGTTGAGGTCAAAGTACAGGTTCAAGACATCGTCAACCAAGTCCGTGAGCTGAACAAGAAAGCTCAGAACTTCGGCATGAACCTTGCGGCTGACATCGGAGCGGCGGGAAGAGCGAGAATCTATCCCACCTATCTGAACCGCCCGTACAACATGCGGGCCGGCAGAACGAAACAGCACGACCTCATGAACCCAAAGTGGGCACTCAAGAGGGGCAAGCCTTTTATCGTGCATCCCAAACAGGGAAGACTTGATTCGCTCGGCAGAAGGCTTGTCGGATTCTCCCTTGAGAACAAGAGGCCCGACTTGAAGGTCGCCTATTTCGCATCGTTCGCAATGAACGCATACGAAAACGACGTGTACTACCACAGAGGGCCGAGGGCGGGCCGGCTCATGAGAGTCGGAACCCACCTCTTTGCCGACAGGTTCCCGCAGGAACTTGAAAACGTCGTGCCCAACGAGGTCGCGAAGTTCCAGCGGAAGCTCGACCTCGCAATCGCGGAATGGAACAACCGGCAGTAAAGGAGTAGCGGATGGCAAACGTAATTCCCGTGGATTTGTGCAACGGAGCGTTGAACGAGGTTTATCTGACCCTTATCGACGGCGGCAGAATCAACAATTCCGGCGACGTCGTGGAAGACCCGAACTTCAACAAGTATCTCGAAGAGAACAACCTTGAGAAGCTTGTGAAGTTCGTAAAGGGTTTTCCGGGCAGTTATGACCACAACGGAATATACGTGCACACGACGTCACAGCTCGACAGCAACGTGGTCGATTACGTCGACAACGTTGCAATCGCGAACGTCGTCGTAGAGCTGATAATCCGCGACGCCTTGGCGGAAAAATATTTGTGGAAGTATCAAGACGCCTTGATGAACTTCCTAATGATGTATGAGTTCGGCGTAGCCAACGTATCACTGGCGGCTACGACGTTTTCGAAAATGGCAGGGGACAACGGTAACTACTGCACAATCCAGATGTGCTTTATCCAGAGGCCCCTATCCGATTACGACGACAATTAAGCCGTCGCATGAAAAACAAAAACACGGAGGGCTAATTTATGGCACAGCTCAAGTACACAAAGCAGTCGGGCCGCAAGGCTATCGTCTCCCTTATCACCGAGGGCGAACTGCTTTCAACGGGGAGCCTTACAAAGGGCACCTTCTACACTGTAATCTCGAAGGCAACAACCGGCTCTGTCCTTCCTGCCGCAGTCGGACACCAGTTCCTTGCAACAGCCGCAGAAACACTCGCTTCTGGCGACTCAGTCCTGCCGCTCTCAAATCCGTGGACTCCCGAAGCAATCTTCGGATTCGCAAACTCCAAGGATTTCTCACAGAGCAAGAACTCCTATGACCAGACAGTCGACTGGGACGAGGATGCCGATACCGCCGTCGAGGATTTGGTGAACAGAACCGGCAACATCAACGGTTTCGTTCTCAACGACGCCCCGGAGGGTTGCGCATACAACAAGTTGCAGGCCGAGTTCATGCACTCTGTCGACCAGAACGCAGAGCAGGATGCAAACAAGGAGATGAAGGTTTCTTCTCCTGTCCATCTGATTGCCTACATCGACAACAAGGACACCCCTGTTGCCGGCGACAAGGTGTTCATCCGCTTCATCGCATGCACCATGACACAGGAAGGAGAAAGCTCTTCTTACGGCTCCGCAACAACATGCCAGATTGCATGGACAGGCGCCAGCAAGACAGCCGCCGGTTCCATGTCAACCAAGCTCGCGGCTACAATCCCGTCGGCAAGCTGACGTTTCCGACGTATCTCTCAGACTGGCCCGCAGGCGTTTTCGCGCCTGTGGGCTGAGTCGGTTTTAGGAACTTATGGAAAGGAGTAAAGAATATGGCAGTAAACAGAATCCCCAAAGACATTGAGGTCGGACTTGACAAAGACCCGAAGAAGGCCGAAGCGGTACTCACTCACAAGTATGTGCTCAAGGTCAAGGCCAACAACGGGCTTGAGGAAGCCGACAAGATATACGTGATTTGCAGGTATCTCGAAGTCAGCGAGATGGAGACCCTGTATTCAGACGTCGAAAGGACTGGAAACATGGTCGGATACGTCGAGCTGTTCAGAAAGTGCGTCAAGGAAATCCACAATCTCCTGCATCCGACGGAAGACAGGGAAGTCACCGTCGAGGAAATCCTGCATTCGAGATACAGCTCATTCATCTATTCGATAATCGTCGACGTGGGGAGCCATATCCTCAAGTCAGCCAAGCTCAACGAGGCTGAAAGAAAAAACTGATTTGCGGGTGCCAAGCGGCCCTTTCCGGCCTTATGGGCGGCAAGGAGGATTTGGCGGATATGATTTGCCCGCAACTTGCGGGGCACCCGATGCCGGGCTACACGGCAGGCTTCGACGACGACGGGAACGAGATAAGGGAATTCGAATTCCCGTCGCAGAGAGAGATTAACGAACAGGACACGCCTTTCTTGAGGGCCTGTCTGAGACTGGCGTCGAGGGTTTCGAAATTCGGAAACCCCAACGGCGGCGGATGGTACCACGAGCGTTCCACCGTCGTGGAAATCTGTGAAATCGTCGAGAACGAGAAGAACAGGTACCAGTCTTGGAGCTTCAAGGAGGGCAAAAACCTAGACGACAGGGATTGAGCTAGGTAGGGGCGGCAGATGGCAAGCAAAGTAAGAATTCCCATAGAGGTTCAGATAGAGAATCTTCAAGACATCCCGAAACTTGAAGACGAGCTGAAAAAGTTCGGCTCAATCGCGCAGTCCGCGACGGAAGCGGCCAAGAAGTATTCCCAAGAAGACCAGATTAAATGGGCACAGTACCAGAAGGCCGTCACCACGGCTCTCAAGGGTGCCACCGCCGCCCAAAACGATTATATAAACAATCTCAAGAAGATGTTCGACGTTTCGTCGAAGATGTTCGAGAGGGCCGACGACGGCGGGATGGGAACTCCGAAAATCACCGACCAGTCCGGCTATCAGAAAGAAATCAATACTGCAATCCAGCAGTATGCAGTCCTTTTGAAGGAAACCGCCGCGACGTCGGAAGAGGCCAAACAGAAAATCAATCAGTTCTGGCAGGCTTTCTCCGGCAAGCAGGAAATCCTCAAGCAGATTTCCGACGAGACCACTCGTGTTGAAGACGGAATCAAGATGCTTACCGACCGTCTCTTGGAAATGGCGTCGGCAGGACAGACAGACGGAACCGAAGTCGCGAGACTTCTCGACCAACTGGATAAATACGACGTCCAGTTGAAGAAACTACAGAATACTCAGCAGAAATCTGCGTTCAACGATTTCATGAAACACCTCAAGCAGACGGAGTCGTATCTGAAAGATACTGGCCGCGAGCTTGAGGCTTTGCAGACGAAATACAGAACCCTCGACGCGCAGATTAAGAAAAACATCAACAACGGCGAAGTCAAATACAATAAACAGCTTATTGCATCCCTCAAGGAGACTCAGCAGGCTATAGAACAGCTTCAAGCGGCGAAAGGAAACGACGGGGGGTTCAATCTCGACCAAATTGAGCACGTAACGAACGCTCTTGATATGATGGGAGAGCACACCGAAGCGGCAAGATACAAAATGAGCCAACTTAAAGCCCGTATGGTCGAACTTGCCGCCGCCGGAAAGGAAAACACCGAGGAATTCAAAAGGCTTCAAACAATTTTCCTGTCGATGAAAGAGACGACGACATGGGTTAAGGCTTGGGGCCAATCATTCAGCAAGCTCATCACTTACGTCTTGAAATACAGAATCGCTCTGGCCCTTGTTAGAGATACTTGGAGATTCATAACACAGACAATCAAAGAGAGTATGGAAGCCGCCGCAAGCGCAGAGCAGGTCTACAACAAGCTCAACACCGTATTCGGCAACTATAATGCGGCACTTAGGGAGTCCATTACCCTATCAAAACAGCTCGGTACCGCCGTCTCGACATCTGCGTCGGCAATTTCAACAATCGGCGACATCCTACAAGGGCAGGGAATGGGGAAGAACCAATCCCTACAGTATTCCGCTCAGTGGTCGCAGGCGTTGGCTGACTTGATTGCATTCAAAGACCTCAATACGACGCTCGACGAATTTGCGTCGACGTTCATGGCTGGTGCCGCCGGAAATGTCAGAAACTTCCGCTCGTTCGGTTCAATCGTCAAGGAAACCGCCGTACAGGCCCGCCTTGCCGCCGACGGATTGTCAGACCTTACAGGCGAAGAACTGGAACTTGCAAAGATGGTCACGAGAGCAACCCTTGCTCTTGAACAGCAGGCTAATTCTACGGGCGCTGTGAAAAGAGAATGGGATACGGTGCTTTCCGTCAACAGGCGTCTTTCCGAATCTTGGAAAGAATGGAAGGAAAACCTCGGTGACATCATCAATACAGGCATAAGACCCTTTAAACAGATGCTTGCCGAAATCCTCGAAGATGCAAACAGGGTGAAAGCTATAAGGGATGCCCTCGCTAAAGAACAAAGAGTTGTATCCAAGGAAGCTTTTAATCTTGACGACGAAGAAGTCTTCAAGAAAATGAAGGAGACATTCGACCCGCAGACAACTGGAAGCCTCGGCACTGCATTTGGCACAATGGCTCAAGTTAATATAACTTATGCCGCCAATACCGTAGAAGAACTAGCAAAGAAACTCTATACACTTGGCGCAACTTTCGAAGACCTTATTGAATACGGCGAAAGAAGAGGATTAAAAGACCTTCAAGACTGGATAAACGGATTTGATGTCAACGATGTCAATAAAGAGCTGGCTGAATTTGAAAAATATGCCGACGCTCCGGAAAAATTCGCCCAAGCATGGAATGACGCAAGCGAGGCGATGATTGACGCTGGCGAACAACTTGATACAATAACTGGCCTCATCAAGGGATTCGGAACCATTGAAAACTATGTTGCCGGCGGTAATTTCAACAACAAAGACAGTGCGGAATCCATTCTTGGAATAGCCTCCGTCGGCGCAACTGGAAACGAGGCCAATGCTCTTGAAGATTTGCTTGGACTCTACCAAAAGCTACAGAAAGCGATTTCCCAGACCACGGAAGACCAAAAGGCGATGAACACTACCCTCAAGGATATGTCCAAAGCCTATTCCGACAGGTACGGGGTGAGTTATAGAAGCGAGACGCCGACGACGAACGCGCTTGGAATTGCCTTGACAAAAGATGAAGTCGACGAAGCCAAGGCAATGCAACAGCAGATTTATCAGATTGCGCAAGCTATAGAGCTTGCCGACTTGAATCTTGAGCTGTTTCAAGGCGACCTTGACGATTTGGTTCCGATTCTTGCCAATCTCTATTCGAAGACTCTGATTGATAGCATTTCCGCGATTTCCGATGAATATGACGCTCAGATTGAAGACCTCAAGCTTGAAGCCCGAATCAAGGCCCAGCATGCCGACGCATCCAGCGAAGAGCTGTCGATTCTCGTCGATAGACAAAAGGCGCTCGACGGTCTTACGGATAAATACAACGAGCAGTACGCAATCATCAGTCTTTTAGAGGATAACGAAAAGGCTCTTGCAGACCTTGACGCCGCAAGGGAAGTATCCGAGCAAAACATTCTAGCATATTTCAACAAGAGACTTAGACTCCAGAAACAGTCCGACGCCGAAGAGGCCGAGCAGAAACGCGTTCAGAGCATCAAGGAGGCTTTGGAGGCGTCGACGGAACTCGACGACGAAGCCATCAAGACGCTTGCGACGCTCAGACTTGAGAATGAAATAAGAAAGAACAATACAGACCTGTCGGAAGACGAGGTCGGCCTCTTGATTGAGCATCAGAAAGCTCTGAATAGCATCGACGAACAGTATAAAAGCCTCAAGAACACGCTTGATGCAAACAATTCGACGCAGGAAGAACTCGACCAACTCGAAAACGACAGGACAGCGGCAATACAGGCTCAGAACGACCTCTATGAATATCAGCTCAAGCTCATACAGGAAGAGGCCGAGACCTTGCGTCAGAACAGTATAAAATCGGCTCTTGGCGTAGGGGAATCCATTAACTCGAACACGGTAGAACAGTGGTTCGGCGAGGCGATTCTGAAACCGAGATTCCTTGCACAGGCCGGCGGCAACGAAGATATCGCAAACGCCTACTATGAAAACTACAACACGGTAAAGAAGCTCAACGAGGAATTCGACGTACAGAGACTAATTCTTGAGAAAAACAAAGCCACGCAGGAGGAAATAGACGAGCTTGAAGCCAATCGTACAAGCGCCCTTGAATGGCAGGAGTTGATTCTCAAGAAACAGATTACAGACATCGAGGAAGCGGCAGAGGCACGCCGCAAGGCCTATATAACAAACACGGCAATGAAAGCGGCTCCGTCTTCCGTCGTCGAGATTATCAACAATGCGAAATCCGGCTTCGAGCAGGGCGGAATCTGGGGCGCGATTCTCAATGTCGCCGTCGGAATCCTCAATAAGTTCGGCGTTCTCGACGAGCTGAACGAGGCTGTCGACGATGCACTTGAGCATATCGTCAAGCCGCTCATGCCGATGGTCAGTTCCATCGCTTCCCTTGTAAACACGATTATCGGCCCGATTCTTGAGGAAATCGAGACACCCATCAAGATTATTGCTACCGTGATAACGGGAATCGCCGGCGCCATAGAGGGTTTTGTATATACAGTCAACTGGCTCTGGGACAATATCAAGACGGCATTGCTCTGGATTCCGAAACAGATATACAACCTGTTCCATCCGTTCCATCAAGCCGAGGCGAATACTTGGCGCTCTATGGAAGACCTTACCGAGGGCCTTGGTGAAATCGCTGACAAGACCTCACAGAACATCTACAAGATTTGGCACAACCAAGAGGAAGAGAAGAACGCTCTCGACGACAGTTATATCAAGGCCGTACAGGATATGATTGAGGGTGGAATCCTCACCGACATCGAAGGCATGGGCCTTATCACCAGCCATGTCGGCAACGGTGCATGGTCGAACACGCTTGCGCCGAAGGATTCGGCGGGAAACTACCTCCCGAACTATGCGACGGGGTCATATTCGAACAGCACGTATAACTTCACAATCAACGGCACCAATCTTTCGACGGACGAGCTGATACAGGCGATGCTCAGATACTACTACACGATTCAGCAGACCGGCGGCAACGCAGGCATGTCATATATCGGCGGAATGTGATTCGGGGGTAACGGATGAGATTTTCCTTCACATACGAGCTTTCATTCAACAATAAGGCGACTTGGGCCGACGTGACCAAGTTCGTCGATTCCAGAAAGACAACGGTCACATTCCCGACGATGTCGTCGGATTTCAAGTCCGCCGTCGGAAGCTGTTCATTCCAGCTCTCATACAAGAAGAACATGGGCCAGCTCCCGGAGCATGCAGAGCTTTTCGCCGAACTCGTCGAAGCGAAGATGAACAATACCCGTGTATGGTTCAGAATGCTCCGCTCCGGCAGTCCGTTTTTCTTCGGATTCTTGGACATGTCGTCGCTGACACAGGAAGTCGCCAATAAGCCGGAATGGGTCACTCTTACGGCTTTCGATATGGTCAAGGCCCTCGACGACAGCATGGAGAACTCGTTCGAGTTCCCGACTGCATTCATCGAGTACAGGTCTCCCAATGGGAATCTCATAGAGAAGCGCTCTGACGGCAAATGGTACTACGTCGGTACGGACGATGAGTATATCCCGTCGTCAGAACCCAAGCCGTCATACAAGCAGGATTCCGGGTATTATGTATTCAAGAACAACAGCTCGTCGTACGACGACGACCTCTTGGTGCAAATCTTTCTAGCGCAAGGATATACGATAAACGATATCAACTTCTCGGCGAGCGAGAGCATTATAAAGTCCGACGGTTCGGGTCTCAGAAAATGTGCTCATGCGATTTATGACGCATCGAATCCGAGGTCTTTCAGAGACTATGTCGATGCACTGCTGTATGAGAACCTTGCGGTTCTGACGGCAGGCGCCGACGGAAAGTTCATTATCCGCCGCTGGAAAATGACGGAGCAGAAGCTCGCGACACCGAAGGGAATCGCAAGGTATCTCAAGAACACCAGAAGCCTCACAATCGGCGGTGCTATGTGGAACAGCGACGGTCTCGACCTCACATGGGCCTCTCCGAGCGTCATGAGGGCGAAGGTCTACGATGCAAGTTTCTCCGCGAGCCTGTCGTTCGCCGTCGATAGTGAAGGCGAGGAGACCAAAGAAATCTTCCAAGGCGGATATGAGATGCCGGGCCACTCATACTGGCCCGAAACAGGCTACGACGAGGAGGTCTGGCAGGAGTTCTCCGCCGAGTGGCTGGACAGGGATTATATCTGCAAGGTATCGCGCAAGAGAAACGAAGACCTGTCGCTCCTGTCGGTCAAGAACGTCGTCGTGGATGCACAGCGCGAACCCGACATCGTTATTGCACCGTTCTCAGACGGAGCGACGAATCCGACAATCGAGCCTCTGCGCATGAGAACCCTGTATTACAACAACGCCGACGGTGCGAAGATATTCTCCCGTTTCCGCGTCTACGGCGACTGTCTGTATAGGGCGCGGGTAAACAAGCTGACATGTCCGGCAAGTGCGGTCAATGCAGACGAATACACGTCGGAATTCATCTTCACACAGGAACAGGCAGAGGAATTCGCACAGGGCTACTACAATTTCAAGCATTATGGCTCGATGCTCTATCAGTGGACGACCAAGGAAGTCGTCAACAAGGGGGACGTCTGGATTGTCGCTCCGATTGATACCGAGATTTCGACGCTTGTATATGTCACGAACGTCAAGATTACCTTCGAGAACAGCGAGACATGGTACTCCGTCGAGGCCTTGGGTGTGTCGGAATACAACTCTCAGACATTGAGGAAGAGTTCATACAGTTCCGGCGCATCCGCCGCCGAGAAAGGGGACTCGACTTCTTGGTATCAAGGCACCGCGGTTTCCGGCGACCCGACATCAAGGGGATTTGCCGGTCGCGTCGGAGACTACTATCTCAATACCGAAACATATAATCTCTACAGATGCACGTCAGAGGGCGACGCATATACTGCGGTCTGGACACTGGTCGGGAACATCAAGGGGCCTAGCGGCTCCGTCACCGGGGTGGACATCAAAATCGAATACGCCATGTCGACGTCCGACGAGGAATATATCTGGCCCGATACGGCATTCGGTTATACCGAGAACGATGCCTTCGGTTATACCGAGAATGACGCCTTCGGTTTCAATGACGTAGAATGGGCCGAGAACACCGACCGTTGGTACAAAGGTCTCTACGTATGGCAGAGAGTAAAAACCACGGATATCGACGGCACAGTGACGTACAGCGACCCTGTTTATGCAAAGGATACGACAGAATCGCTCTTACAGTCCTGTTCGCTGGAAGTTATCACCAATCCGAAGGCATTCAGCATCAGTCCGAGACTTGTAGGCTATCAGTACATCCCCGTATCCGTTATCGCAATAGGTTATTCGGGAACGATGTCATTGAGAATAAAGGAGACCAACACGGACGCCGTGTTCTGTGTGTTCGACACCCAGACGGAGCAGTATGTATCCGTCGGCAATGTCGTCACAGGCCTTTCCGTCGATAATCCGACGGCATACACGGATTATGTGCTCAGACTCCCATATACTCTCAGTCCGAGCCAGAACATCACGCTTGAGGCCGTGCTTGTCGAGTGGAACTCCACGGAGATTTCGCCGCATATCGTCGAGACTTCTATGGTTCTGGCCGGAACGAAGACAAACACGTCCGTGGTACAGCTCGACAACGTGCCGACGAAGGAAGACCTTCCCGAACATCTGAATTTCACCGACAGCATGCAGGAGGACATCACCAGCGGCAACAATCTGGTTTACGGCGATTATATCATCGTCGAGTATTATCAGATTGCCCCTTCCGAAGGCCTGTACCCGGAGGCTTACGACCCGACGAAGAAATACTATCTCAGAACAGTCGTAGGACAGACCGTCGTCATGGTCGAGGCCACAATTACCGGTTTTGATGGCACGACGACGTATTACAGATACGCGCCGCATCCCTATATGTATGTCGGCGGGGGGAACTGGGTCTCGGAAGACCGTCTCGTGAAACCATACGTCAAGGTCAACACCGTACAACAGGTTGTGTCGCTTGCAAAGGCAAAGCACGACACAGACCCGTCGATTGACTATCACGAATGCCTGTACGCCTATGAGGCATATATCGACACCCTTACAGTCGGAATCCTCAATGTAGGAAACGTCTTCGCAAGGGATATACAGAGCGTCGAGTATGCGGAAGACGCAAACGGCACCCCGACACTTGGATACAAGCTCGAATATGAGGGCGGAGACCTCCATAACGGGCAGGTGAAGTCCTACGGCGGCGTATTCGCCGACATGAAAGTCCGCGGCAACATGGACTTGAGGATTCCCGACGGAAACGGCGGCTACAAGGCCGGCGCGCAAATCCTGCATCCGACACTCACGACTGTCCCCAGCGTTCCCGGAGACCCGACGGGCGTCGTGCTTCCGTCGACGGGCTTGAAATGGAGTTTCAGAGAACTGTATGAGGCACCTCTTGCAGAAAACGAGGTGCTTGACGCCACCAACAGCTCCGCGCTTGGGAATACCATATATAAAGTCGTAAAGCTCTCAAACGCTTTTGAGACGATGTATGAATCTGCAACTGGTTCCTCTGTGGAGCTTGGAAATGGCGAGAATACATACACGGTCTTTATTCCGGCTCACGGCGGTACCGTTACATTGAAAGGAAGGGCGCCGAGAAGGCAGACCCAGATTTACGGCTCACCGCAAACGTCGTGCAAACTCACGTTTAAGGACACTGCCGGAACCGTTCTTGCAGAAGTGCCCAGCAAGTCGAGTGGAAGCGGAGACGTCGACGCCAGCTTTGAGGTTTCGTTCTATATCTCAAAGGGAACGACAATCAGGTGTACGACAAGCCATGTCGACGGTGTAAGCAGCACAATCAACGGATACTGTATCGGTAGTGTTTCTGCGCAGACCTTCCAAGAGAACGGCCTTTCAGAAGTCGGCCTGTGGATGCACCATTCAAACGGCTCGTATCATCCTTCATCGTGGTCTCGTTATGATATAGCAAAAGCTTATAGTCCTACAGAGGGCGGCTACGACATAACCGTCGCCGGATTGCATTATCAGAGTTCATCTTATACGAATCTCCGTTCAATGGCGAACTTCACTGGATATGCGTCATATACATACACACAGTCCGACGTTCAGCATACGGGATATGTCAACGTCGGAGACACCTATAAACTCGACAGCTCTCTGACGTCGATTGCCGTGCGGGGTGTCTCGGTAACTGCGACATATTTCCGCCGCAATACGACGACTAACGCGACTCTGATATTCGCAAACGGCGATTCGATAACATTCGGCTCCGACGATTACCTGTATATAACCGGCAGGATTGCCGTCGCCGAAACAGAGGAAGGCGTCGAGATGAAAGGTCAGTACCCGGTTACGACGGATACCTACGACCTCGGAACGTCGAGCAAGCAATGGAGAGCCGGATATATCAAGAGCTTATTCTCAGACCTCGTGCAGGTCGGTTCTCCGAACTTGCAGTATGACGGCACCAACGACTATCAAGGGTCTATAACACTTACCAACGGTCTGATTCTCAAATACGGAATCTACGGCAATGCGTCAACGGGAGCAACAGCACAATGTACGGCAATATCATACAGGGAATATCCCTATGGGGTGTTTCAGCCGTTCCCGCATCAGACTTTGGCGGTATTCGCAAATATCGGTATTCCGGCGAGCGACGACGTCTCACAATGGACGCTTGCCGGAGCACAGGTTGTCATACCATACGACATCGACAGAAACGGATTCAAGGTCGGTTCCGGATTCGGCGGCGGCTCCGCAGGCTATGCACTGGCATTCTGTGACCGTCCGTTCTACTGGATTGCAATAGGTTATTGAGAGGAGGCGGGAAATGGACGAAGAAACCAGACTTGAGCTTGAAAAGGAACTACATGACCTTCGTGTGTGGTTAAGCCGCCACGACTATATCGGCATAAAGATTGCGACGGGTAGGGCCACAGCCGCCGACTATGCCGACGAAATCGAACAGATGCGGCAGTCTGCCGAACGGATTACAGAAATAGAAAAACTCTTGAGAGGTGAAGAGAATGAAGAAAATAATTGAATTCATTGAGAAAGTCGTAAAGAAATTCGCGGAAATCTGTCATATCCCCTATGACAAGATGTTGCATCTCTTGGCAAATTTCGTGCTTTCCCTCGCGTCTTTCATTGACATCGGACTCGGAATCGGACTTTCCGTCGGCGCTTCCGCCGGCAAGGAGTTCGGGGACATGATGTCGCCGGGCAACAGATGGGATTGGCTTGATATTGTCGCCGACGTCGCAGGATTGTGCATCGGTCTCGCATTGAGATTCATTTTCAGATACTTCACAGGCTATTGATTAGCGGAGGCATAGAATGGCAGTTGTAACGACACCTTATAAAAACGCGCCGGAATTCGTCGGAGAGATACAGGGCGAATATATTCTCGTAATTCAAAAAGGAAACAATACAGGGGCAACAGGGCGCGCAGAAATGATGCGCATAACCCTTGCTCAGTTGCAGGCCTTCATTAACAAGGGCTTCGGTTCCGCATGGCGTTTCAGAGGCAGTGTTTCTTCTCTGCCGAACGACCCTGTGACCAACGACTATTTTCTCGCCGCGACGACCTTTACAGCCGACGGCAAGACATACGTTCTCTATCACCTCTATGGATATAATGGCTCGACATGGAGCGACATTTCCGGCCTTCTTGAACAGTATGCGACCGTCGAGGCCCTTGCGGAACTCGACGATAAGGTCGACGCCCTTATCGGTAGCGGAATATCTTTCAAAGGCCAGATTACCTATGCAGAGCTGATGCAGATTGCGCCTTCGTCGAGCAACATCGGCTGGGAATATTATGTCACAGATAAGAACTCAATGTATGTCAGCGACGGGACTGTATGGATTCAGATTACAAAAATCGCCCAGACTACAGGCCAGAGTGAAATCGAACTCATGTCGCAGAAGGCAATAACCGACGCAATTTCCGACGAAGAGTCGGCGAGGACGTCGGCGGATTCCGACTTGCAGGCTCAACTCGTCAACGTAAACGCCGAACTTGACAACGTTGAGGCACTTATCGGCGGCGATGCACAGGTTGAGAATACCGACCCCACAGAGGGTGAGAGCCTTCTCGCTCAGTCTCGTCTGATTCACCATGCCAATCTGCTCCCCAACGGAGATTTCGGAAGAGTCGGAGCAAGAAGTGTAGCGTTCAATCAGCTAATGTATAACGGCAATTTCTCAGCATCCAACCCTTTGGACGGATGGGAAAGTAGTGGTTCTACGCTTTCTGCAAGTGGCGGAGTCATGACGATTACTCCCAATTCTGCCAACGGACAAGCATATAGGACATTTAGTTTCCTTGCAAATCACACATATCTGCTGGTAGCAGACATGAAATTGTCAGCCGCCAACGCAACGACAAGGGCGATAATTGCGTCTCCAGGCCTTACGCTGTCTGAGTATTGTGCATCAAACACATCATGGCAGACAATTACAAAAATACTTGCATCACCAACAGCAGGAACTGGATATGTAATTTTCCGTGATGACAGTAGCAATTCACCGTTCTTTGTCAGAAATGTTAACTTCTTCGACCTCACCGCCATGAACGAAGCCTCATTGACGGCAGACCAGTTCCGAGCCTTGTTCCCTGCATCCTACTACCCACATGATACTGGTCACATCTATAACCTCAATCCGAGCGGATTCAGAATCAGAGGAATTAACCTTTGGGATGAGGAGTGGGAGAAAGGATTGATTAGCCCCGCTAATGGTATTGATGCTGATGGCGATACTATAAGAACCAAAAACTATATCGAGGTTGCTCCAAATACAGAATACTACGGATTAACTGGTAGAGGGTCGCTTGTGCTTATAGGATATGATGAAAATAAGAACTTCATATCCCATTTTCACAATACGAATGGCGGTTCTGTTTTTACCACTCCTGTCGGTTGTTTTTATATAAGGTTTTATTGTCAGAACTATGGAAGTATTGTCTATAATCACGATGTCCAAGTAGCGGACAACTCTCTTCCCACCTCTGTAAAGACAGTCTATCACCCCTATGACGGACACATCGTAGATACACCACAGATATCCGATGGTCACTATGTCAACGAGAACTGTTATGACTATGTGGAGAACGTTGTCGAGGACGGAATCGTAAAGGGAAAGAAACATACTATCACGGCAGTAGTAAATCTGACAGAGTTGGCATGGTCGGCAGGTTTCTCAAATTACATCTATGCTACTATCAACGATATTAAACGTAGTCCCAATTCAGCGACAAAGCCGAACATTCTCTGTTCTAATATCGTGGTCGGTACTATCTCGGATACTGTAAATAGTGGTGTCAATGCACAGTACATCACAGTAGACAACACAAACTCAAGATTGTTGATTTCCACGGATAGTACAAAGACGTGGAGACCGACAAGTGGCATAGTTTATTACGAAACTGTATCCGAGGTAATATCCGACTGCGAACCTCTCCGCTCTTTCGGCATCAGCGATTACTCCACAGTAGAGCCGATAACTCCACAGGATGAACTGCTCAACAGGATTGACGTTCCTTATTCCGTCAAGACTGTCAGTGCAAACACGCTCATTGAGCAGATAACTCAAAACACTGCCGATATCGCAGAAGAGAAGGCAACGAGGACTGCACAAGTCTCCGCATTGGAGAAGAGAGTTACCAATCTTGAACTCAAGACAGGCGGCCAGTTCGACGTCGATTATCCTTCTCCTACCTATGGTATGAACGGAGTGCCATCGAATGTTGAGCCGTATGCCAAGGTGACGAAGCTGAGAGGGGTGACAAGAGGAGTGAATCAGTATTGCATTACAAGCCTTGCAGAGTTAAAAGCCATAAATGTTGCAGGCACATGGAATGATAATGTATATACCTCGGCAGGATGGACTGCGACCGTTGATGAGGTTAACCATAAAATAACACTCAATGGTACTGTTACTGCACTTGATGCTTTCTATCTTTGTGTAGCTGGTAGAGGGATTTATACCAATGGTCAGAGGGTTTTGCTCAATGGATGTGCTTCGGGCGGCAGTACAACTACATATAATTTGAGGTTCTATGATGGTGATACTTACAGATATGATACTGGAAGTGGAGTAATTTTCGATAGTGTAGGAACAAGCAGAATAGAAATACAAATAAGACTTTCCGTAGGTGCAAATGTCAATGGGCTTGTTTTTACTCCAGTCTGTTCTTCATTAAGCAAATACTTCTCCTCAGACCCATCGGTAGATGTATCAACCCTCACGATAAGTGATATTCAGACCAAGTACCCAGAACTTCTCATCCCATCTGACTACGATGCAGGGAGTTTGGTGAGTACAGTGTATGAGGGGGTGAGAAGTAAGGGAATCAACCTCTTTGACGGCAACTGGACGGCTCAGAGTGCGACAACAATTGTCGGTACTATCGTGCCGATTAAGCCGAATACGCAGTATTATTGTAGGTTTGAGAATCTGCCGTCTAATGCTAATCAGCTTTACTTCGGTGAATACGACGAAAGTGGTACGCTTCTTGCTCCACATGACTGCACGGCGGTTAATGGTACGGCTTATGTATCATTCACATCGAATGCAAACGGAGCATACATCAAGCCTCAGATAAACCATACTGGTTCTGCTCCTACTGGTTTCAAGACTTGCGTTAATCTCTATGCTCTCAACCACACGGCTCATTTCCCTTACTTCGATGAATCCCTCTCCCTTCCTTCTCCACTCCCCCTCAGAAGTGCAGGGTCAGTAGCAGATGTCTATGATTTGGAGAGCGGAGAGGTAACACATCCGACAAGATTGGTTAATCTCGGAACATTGACATGGATATACGAAACATGGAACGGCTTGCCGAATTTTTACACACGGGACTTACAGCATATTATCAAGGGAGTTACACCCACAACCTTGCCAAATCTGACTAGTGATATGTTCCCCATAGTTGTTTTTAATGACAACCAAGCAGGGACAAAACTCGGTCTATCTGTAAGTGGAAGCGGAAATCTCGATTGCCGTATCACTAACGGTTACACGGATGTCCCTTCGTTTACGAACTGGGTCAACAATCATTACATCGTTATCGAATTGGCAACGGCAGACCCCTCGACTCAACTCGCTCCCATTTCCGACAACTTTGTAAAGGTCGAACCCAACGGCACAATTGAGACTGTCCAGTCGCAGAGTCCAAAGGTAGACGGGGCAATGACAGTTGAATACATGGCTTCATAAGGAGAATAACATGACATTACTTGAAAAGAACGCAAAGGCAAATCCCGAAAAGTGGTATCCGAAACTGGTCAGTGATTTCATCCATGAGAAGTATTCTTCCGATGCGGAGACGGCATTGATAAACAACTATCTTGCCGACCCATCCGAGTATGCGGAGAAATATGCGGAATACCAAACATATCGTGCAGAGTGCAAGGCGAGAGCCAAGGAAATCTGCGGAATCGACGGCTAAATGGTTCCGGCGCCGGTTTTAGTTTGCGGTTTAAAAATTAAAAAGCGGTTGTTTTATGCAACCGCTTTCTTTGTATAGATTTATTTGTTTGCTCGGTGTTTGCTAGAACAGGCTTCCACCGAATTTGGCGTCGTCGTATTTCTTGATTGCGGCGTCGACTTTTTTCTCAAGCTCTTTGGACTTGTTCAGAACGTTTGCGTCGTGCGTTCTGAAATACAATTTCTGGGTCTGCCGCATCTCGTCGACGAGTCTGACGAATGCCTCAAGTTCTGTTGCTGTCATTTTTCTCCCTCCTTCTGTCAACTTCGATTTGCACCGCAAGCATTATGCCGGCGACTAAAATGAACATAATTACGGCGACCAAAACAATCCAAATCGGGCAGAAAACCCAAACCCAAGACCAGTTTACGGCGCCGCCGGCGCGTAAGGCGACGAAAACGACGGTAAGGAAAAGGCTCTGCCAGAACCAGTATTTCAAAAAGTCGACGTCAAAAGAGTATTCTCTCGTGTTGTCACTCATTTTCGTTTTCCTCTTCAATTACGCGTATAAACTGGTAACAATCCGACTCCCGCAGGACTGGATTGAGGCCTTTTCTGTTGACCAAGACTATAAACGGGAAGTACGCCGACCTCCTGCCGTCGATTCTTTCCAGTGTTCCCGACAAACAGATTTCTGGCCTGTCAAGAAGAAGCCCGTATGAATTGCTTACGATTACATGCTTTCCGACGAAATCCGTCGCCGCTTCGGCGTTTGCGTATGAGTACAAGGCGCCGTAATTACTCCTGTGCTTCTTTGCCATTTTTTAGCTCTTCCTTTATTCTTAAATTTTCTCTCGTTGTCTGAATTAGACGGTTGGCTTTGCATGCAGGGCACTGCCCGCCGTCGTGCTTTTTCCCTTTTCCGCCGTGATTGCGGCAAGTATAGTCAAACGCTTTAGAACCGTGATACGGTTTGCGTTTTTCCTTTCCGTGTTCAATCGCTTTGTCGAGACTCATTGTTTTTCAACCTCTCTGCTTTTGCGTCCATCAGTTTTCTTATACATTCGTCGTGAACGTCTATGTGCTCCCAAAACTCCCAAATATGGGAATATCTTTTGACCTTGAACAACGACGAACGACCGTCCAATGGTTTACCGCATAAATCACAAACCAATACTGCACTCATGTTTTCACCTCAATTCTTTCTTGTCTGAGCCATAATAAAATGCCGACATAAGCCGACGCGTACTGAGACTCAATATTTCTCCTATGGGGATGCAAGCCCAAAGGTTTGTCATTCTCCCAATCCCAGTTATCGCATCCCGTAGCCCAATCGGCGAACTCTTCGTCCGTCAGCGTTTCAAGCCATTCCCTGTTTGTCATTTATTACTCCTATACGGTACGGTAATGCAGTTTTTAAGCTTTTCCTTGAATGCGACGGAAAGGTCGGAGCATTTCTGCGCCAGTTCAGTGCATCCGATTTTCGACATGACCCGTCCTGCCGCATCTATGGCGCCGACGGCGCCACCTATGATTCCCTGCTCGTGCATCGTCAATAGAGCGACATCTTCGTTCGGGACACCTTTGTATTTCGGCACCCCGTCCAGAGGGCACCACGACGGGATGTTATCGGTTCCGTGTAGGGCTTTCCCCATTTTCGTCGTATATGTGCACACCGGCGTCGAACATCCCCACCATTTCTTATCTACGACGTCGCGATAGGCGCAATATGTGCATTTGCCGCTATACTTTTTCTTTGGCATTAGTCGCCTCCAAGATAGTAGGTGCATCTTTTACAAATCTCGCGAAATCGTCGCCATATCTTCCCGATGCTCTTCTTGCCAGTTTATCCAAATCCCCAAGCCGTCCGTGTTGCGGCAGTTCTGTCGCATTAACACCCGCTTTGAGGTGTCGGAATGTCGCTCCGTTTTCGTCTTTTTCTCTTTCGATAACCCCGCCGTCGGCGTATATCTCTATGACAAGCGGCTCTTGTCCTTTTGGCATTTCTAATCCTTTAATCAATATTTCAGCCATCTTCATTCTCCTTATAGGGTTCTATCCACTTTGTTTCCATTCTGAATCTCATGTCTAATTTCTGCCATTCATAAACTACCTCGACATCTTCTCCGTTGTTTTTCCCAACATAATAGTGATATGCTCGGATTTCCGAATAAGGGATACAGAAACAATTCAACGAACTAACCCACTCAAGGATACGCATATCATTTGGCGTGTCTTTGTCATAGAAAACTTTGCAGAGATAGTATCCGTTTTCAGTCGGTGTGCCAGTATGCCAAGGAGAATGGCGTTTGTTCCATGCTTGGATAGCATCTTCCATTTTGATAAATCTTTCTGTTGAGCATTTACAAGTTCCACACTCGATATAATTACCGCCATATAATGCTTGTAATACTGCTTCTCCCCCACAGAAGGGGCATGACTTTAATTCTGTCATTCTTCTTTCACTAGCCGCCGTATCATCCTCCACCCATATCCCCTCGTCACATTCTGGACACTCGTCCTTGTCAGCAAAGAAGCATTCTCTGTACGGGTCGGGTTCTGACTCGAATACAAGATGATGTCCGTTCCATGTCATTTCTTTTCCGTTGGGTATCATGTACTAGCCTCCAAGAGAACGTGTTTACTCTTTTCGAAGAATTCAAGAACGTCGGGATATGCGCAGTTATCGCATGTTTCTTCGTCGCAAGCACCGTTTCTACAATGTTCCTCGCAGAAATCTTCGAGGGTTGCGTCGACGTCGATACCTGTTCCATGTGGCCCTAATTCTATAGCCTTTAACAGTCCGACATTATCGTTATAGGTTAGTGTCAAGGTGTAGTCCGACGGAATCCAGACATCGCCGGTGGATTCGACAACAAGAACCCGCCGTCCCTCTGACGGAAGTCCTATGCCTCGGATTACCAAATCAGATACGTTTTTCCCCTTCTCTAAAGGACAATCTTTTCGTCCGTTACATAGGTCGTTTCTACTTAGTGTCATGTTGTCTACGGTGCAATATTCTCTTACAAGCGAGCCGAAACACTCTTTCTCTCGGCAAGCGTATTGGCAGTCAATACATTTCCTACTCATGTTTTTCCTTTAATATCTCGTCGACAATCTTGTCTTGATGATTCACGATATTGACGAAGTTCTTCCAGTCCTCAACCTCGTCGAAAGCAAAGCCCACGATGGAGCCGCCGACGTCCTCCGGCTTAACCGCCATGCCATACTCATATCCTTCGGTTTTCAGTCTCTTAAAAACGCCCAGTACGACCGTATAGCCCTCGACATTGGTGGCTACGCCGACGGATTTCGGCTGTTCGTTTTTCCCGAACGGAATAACCATCATGTTTTTCGTCTTTTCCTCGCCCATATCATTCTCCTCAATACAGACTCACTTCCGGCTGACATCCGTCGGAACCGTCACAATCAATCACGACGTCGCTGATGCAGACCATTGATGTGGTGTATTCCTCGTCGTATTCCGGCACCCTTATCTCGGTGTCGTCGGGTAAGTCTTTCAGTTTTTCAAATAATTCCTTTTTGGTCATTCTTTACCTCACATAAACAGTTTTTCCGATAGTCGGTTGTATTCGACGAAGATTGCCTCAAAGGCATCTTCCCATTGTTTGTTGTGTTCATTGGCTATACCTACCGCGACGTGGGCGAGTTCATGCGCAAGAACTTCGACGGCGTCCTTGACCGGGATAAGCGCCGAAACACATACCAAGACAGTTCCATCGTCTTGGAAGTCGGTGCATCCGTAGCATTCTTCGTCGTTTTCCTCGAAGTTATCGGGCACCCACTGAATTTCACACTTCTTGTCGGGATATAGGTTATTGAAAGCCTTATAGACGACGGAAAACATATCATTGATGAATGGTGTTGTCATTTTTGTCTCCTTTGGTTGATTCTAAAATCGTCGGCGCATCCCATATTCTGCTTGTTTCGACGAGACTCCATTCATCCTTGATTCCGATGGTATCCTCGTCGATAATACGACCGTGCGGTTCCTTGATTTCGATACTCGGCATATTTGCAAACAAAATGGTTTTCGGTACTGCAAATTTGAAGCATAGGTCAATCATTTCACTCACGGTTTTTTCATTGAAGTATTTCATTCTTCTCTACTACCTCCGCGATGAATGCTCCGACTGCGGATATGGCCCTGTCACAAATCTCGCCGAAGTCGACAATGGTCTCGAAAAGCTTTTGGACATCGGCGGTACATCTGCCACGCTTGATATCTTTCAGAAGACGCTCCGTCTTGACTTTGATTTTATGTTCATAAACGCGCCGTTTCATTTTTGGTTCCTTTTACTACTACAGGGGCGTTTTCGAGCATATTTCCGATTTCATAACCCATCATCGTGCCGTAATTTCGACGGTGGTCGCCGCCGTATTTTTTCGCAAAAAACAGTGGGTCGGAAGCCAGAATCGCATCCCTGTCTATGAGGTCGCCGAACGGCTCACTGGGAATTTCTATAGAAGGAAAGTGTCTTAACTTTTCGTCGGCATATCCGTCCAGTTGTTCAAGCGCGAGATGTGCACAAGATTTTATAATTTTCCTTACAGTTTCTTCGCTATAATATTTCATCTTCCAACCTTCCCGAATAACCCCGAAACCTTGCGTTATTTCGTGAAATTCTGACCAAAAATGCCAAAAATCGGCAAAATAACCCGAAATTTGTAGTTTTACTTCGTAAATCACGAATTTAATCCGCATGGATTCGGTTTTTAATTCTCTATTAAAATAATATCATAATGACATTACAAAGTAAAGCAAAAAACACCTTGCGAGGTGATGTTTAGGAATTAAAACACTTTATTTGGTGAACAGTGCAGACTTTTAGGTTATTATACGATTGTAGATTATTATTTATAGGAGAACTGTATATGGATATTTGGACGTTTGTAGCATCTTGCATTCCGTCGGCGGTTGTTCTAATTGTCTGGTTTCTAGATAGGCAGGCGAAGAGAAAAGACCGAAAGTCGAGCAGAAACGACGAGCATGAGGAACGCATTGCCCGTCTCGAAAAGATGGTCATTCAGCTTGGAGAAAGTTCGAATGACCTCACGACAGTTCAGAAAATGACGGTCGACGGATTAGGCTACATCGTCGACGGTTTGGAATCCAACGGGATTCTTAACGGTACAGGGAAAAAGTACCTACAGGACATAAACGAGTTCTATACGAAGAAGGGTCTTGAAGCCCTTCAATTCCACGCACTTTCACCAAAAAAACATAAAAAGGAGATTACCGCATGAAAGCATTTCTTTTCATCGGCATTTTCACTGCCTTCATTTATATCGTCGGCCTTGTCGTCGAGATATACAAGAAGTACATCCGCAAGGGAAATGCACACAACTGGGAGAACAGGCTCGTCGCATTCGTCTTTTCTTTCGGACTCGGTTATGTGATGTACCGCGTCTTCCCGATTAGTTCCATAGCAGGAACCATGACGGAGCCGTCGGTTTTCGACGCGCTGGCTTACGGCGCCGCAATTTATGTGCTACAGCTCCCGGCTTGTCTTGCAATTTGGAAGCCGCTCGTCAAGGAGTTCATGGCACGCAAGATGAAGAGCCTGTAAATGTGGAATAAAATCAAATCATATCTTGTGGGCATAGGAATCTTTCTCGTCGGATTCGTTCTGGCGATGCTCGGTTTCCAGAAGAGGAAAATCGACTCTCTGGAAAAACAGGTCGACGAACTCGACGGCGAGAACGAGAGTCTGAGGGAAACGGCCCGCAAGCAGGCCGACGTTATCGGTGAGCACGCCAAGGCGACGGAGAAGGTTTCCGAAATCCACAAAACCGCGACAACTGTCGAGACGCAGTACGCGGAGCAGATAAAGGAGGCTGAACAAGATGCGGAACACCCCGTCGAAAGTCTTGTTGACGTTGGCAATAATCTTGTTGATATGTTCAACGGCATGTCGGACGAAAGTCGTCGTTGAAGACCCGCCGGTTGTTGAGGTGCCGGTCTTGCAGGACGTCGTCGACAAGCCGGTTCTGGAAGAGATTCCGGCGATAGACGGCAGTCTTCTGAATGACGAAGCCCAACGACAGGTCGCGGCGGCGCTGGCGGCGTACAACAGGAATCTTTTAAGATTGATAATATACGCGATTGACCTCGGCGGTTATGCCGATGTGTCGGTCGAGTACAAAGACAGAGTGATTGAGATTCTGAACGGTTCGGCTGGCTCAAGTCCCTAACAGAGCCGTCGGATTCGTCGAAATCCATCTCCTTTTCATATTTTCCATCATACTTTCCTGCACACCTTTCGGGGTGTGCCTTTTTTTATGTCAGTTGTCCACCTTCGTGGTAACGTTTCGGAAAAAATCTTCACCTAAATATTCACCAAACCCTTCTTAAAGTACGTCGCTTACGACACGAGTTAATCGCACAAATCGTCGTTTTGTGGCGTAAGATTAAAAAATCATACGTTGGTGCGGAAAAATTTTCACCTTGCCAAGGTGGCCTACACGAGTTCGAATCTCGCCTGCTGCTTTTTACAAACCCTTGTAAGATAAGCACTTACGAGGGTTTATTTTTTGCCGACGAGTTCCGTCGAAAAAATCTTCACTGAAAATATTCACCAAGAAACCCTTGACAGTCACCTGTTCGAGTGACATTTTTAAGTCGGAGGAACGCCAAATATGACTGACTTTTACATCATCACACGACGTACGGGAAACCGCCCGCATTACTATGCCCGTTTCTTCGACTCGGCGGACAAAACCAACATCAAGGAGATGTCTCTCTCCGCCGTCGCCAAGAAGCTGGGACTCCCCAAAACCGACACGTCGGTCGGCAACAGAGCCAAGGCCCGTGAGATGGAGGCCCTTTGCCGCAGGGCCGTCGAACGGGGTGTCGTATCCGTCACGCCCGTCGGAATCACGCTGGCCCAATACGGACTCGACTTTTGGGACTGGTCGGGCCGTCGCATCACGCTGGCCAACAAGAAAAACCCCGGTTCCATCAGCAAAGGATACGCCCATGACATGAGGCAGAAGTTCAAGACCCACATAATCCCGCTACTGCCTCTCAACTGCCGTCTCGCCGACGTCAATTCGAGCCTCGTCAACCGTATCCAAGACAAGCTCGTCTCCGACGGGAAGCTCTCGAACGCAACGGTCGAAAAGACAATGCGGTCGCTGACGACGCTTCTCAACGAAGCCCAGCGGAAGGATTTGATACAGCACCGCGTCTCCGTCGATAAAATCAATACCGATTCGAAGAAGACGCGCGGCATTCTGACGATGTCGGAAGTCGCTCAGATGATGAAGGCACTCGCAGAGGAGGAGCGGCGCCAAGTCCGCGACGACACTGCGCGGCTGGCCATCGCGCTCGCCGTCACCACGGGAATGCGCGAAGGTGAAATCCGAGCGCTGAAAATCGGCGACATCAACATCATCAACCAGCAGGATTCGATTGTCACTGTCGACGAAAGCTTTTCCGACTACGAACATTTCAAGACAACCAAGGGAAAACGCGTTAGGGAAGTGGCTTGTCCGACTGTAATCGCCACCGAACTCATCCGCCATGCCCAGCAGAATCCCGACGCCGCCGTCTGTGACGGGATTGTCTTCTGGTCTGGGAAGCGCGGGCGCCAGACGGGAAAGTTCGACCAACCCGTCTCGAAGCAAGGTCTCCTACAGATGCTTTATCACGCCCTCGAACTCATAGGAATCGACGAGAATGCACGTCGCGAACGCAACATTGTCTTCCACTCTCTCCGGCATGGTTACGTGTCGTCCGTCAGAACCCGCGTCGACGACACGCTGGCCCGGTTGGTTATCGGGCACCGGGATGAAAAGACGTCGGACATCTATACCCACGTCCAGTATGACACTCTCAAGCCCATCGCCGCGGAAGGGAGGCGTATCCTCTCGGAAATCGGCGGCGACGACGACGGGTGGCTGTCACAGAATGTGTAGAAAAAGCCTGCCCCTTGGAGAATGGGGCAGGAAATGCACAAAAGTTTTTTCGGAAGAATCGCGTGGTAGAAAAAAGACTCGATGCGTCGTTTTCGGTGTGCGCATATTCATTATAAACGAACAAAAATGACGGCGTCAACAAAAAAGAAGACCCCGCCGCGGGTGTGTACGGCGGGGTAGAGTTGCCAAATATTTCTAAATGAAGGATAATTTCGAATGCCTAATCATATTAACATGATGCGACATCTTGTGCAACCATTATCGGTTGATGCACCCCTTGTCGGACAGAAGTGCGTCATGCACTATCTCGACGCAAGTCCGTGTGCCTTCGAGGAGGGCCTGTTCGTCGGAGCAGTATTGACGGGCGACGCAATGGTCACAGTCCCCGTGCCCCAGAAGGAGGGACAACTGGTCGACGTCGGCGCTTCTGATTTCGTCGATTACCGTATGCTTGGTTACGGCGGGGTCTTTTGCATGCACTTCGTCCAGTGAATCAGATGTCTCGTGTTCGAGTTGCCAAGCCTTTTCGACGATTTTATTGACTCCAACCGTAATGCCCATCCGTATTCCTGTCACAAGAAACGACATGGCGAAAGGGTCAAGCGTCTTTGCGTCGAAAATTCTTCTCTCGTTCTCGTCTAAGAATTCACCCACCAAGTCCAAGACCCCTTGAGGGTCGGCCACCGCGGCGTTTTCCATTACTTTCTTTCCGTAATATGCAAGCGCTCCCGACAGACTTATACATTCCAAAACCTTGAAATCTTTATTTTCGTTCATTTCAACTCTCTTTTTCCGTCCATTTCGACGACGGAAGGCCGGATACAATCGCCGCAAGCCTGTTCACGAAGAAGGCATCGACAGGCGCCGCGTTGTATATCGCTTCGATGATTTCACTCGGACAGTAGCAGGAGCCGACGCGCCACTTGTCATATTGCGCCTTGTTGATTCCCGCTCTCGCCAATCCGCTCTCGCCGACTTCCAAATCGGCGACCTGTAGACCCTCGGCAAGCATCTGCCGCGCGTCGCGCTCGCGTTTGATTCGACGGAAATACTTGACCGCCCTCTCTGCATCCCAGTTCTCGACCGAATCCAAATCCTTGAAGCCGATGCTCTTGAAGTCTTTCTGTGACGTGAATCTCGCCGTCAGATTTCGGTATACTCTCGGAAATTTCGTTTTCGTCTCCAAGAATCCGTACTCTCGGATAAGCCACTTCACCTCATTGAGCGGTAACGACGGCATGTTCATGTCAACGACGTCTGCCTTTCCCTCGGCGCGCGCCCTCTCATTGAGATACGATGCGGCTATGTATGACATTTCCCCCGCATACCTGTAAATCATTTCCAACTGTGCATTGTTCATTTATCCCCCTTTGGGCCTGTGATGTTCTCAACCCATACTTCCAAGAGGGGAA